GTAATTTTTAGTGATTTATATCTACAGCAATTCGTATCTAAATTAGATAATAGAGATTGTATGTGTGTAGAGGAATTAGAAAGATGCATTATGCTAAAAAAGGATAGTGTAAAGGCTTTTCAGAAATTTAAGCGTTTTTTAAAAAAATGGCAACTGCTCTATGTTGTTGATACTTATCTAAAGCAGCCAGGTAATAAAATTATGCTTTTACGATAAATATAAACATGAGTAAGTTTTTAGATATTGTAGAGGGTACTATGCCTTCTGCAGATAGTACTGCAAAGGGAGAAATGGTAGATTTGTTAGCAGATCTTTTAAATAAAATACCAGAAATAAATGTAATATCTACAAATAAACCAGAAGAATTATTGATACAAATAAATGGTAGTACTATAACATTACACGTCGTGAGTGTTAGTGAGGCAAATAACAGTACACCTGAAGAGGATAGCGAGAGTATAACATATAGCCTGGACCATGGAGTTGAAGAACTTGCTGCGAAAGCAAAAAGTGGTCCTCTTGGATGGGCCGCTGGTAAGTTAGGATCAGCGTACCAGCAAGCCAAAAGAGCGGTAGGTGATCGTGAAAATGTCGCAAAAGATGGTATCGTTGTATATAAGCGTGTTACAGATAGTCTACGCAAAGCTATTCAAGCATCAAAGAAAGGTTCAACAACAGACAGTATAAACGTTATATGAAAAATAAAACAATACAACTTTTTAATAATTATCTAGTTAAATACGGTGTTCTTGAAGAACAGACGCCAGAACAGACGCCAGAACAGCCTGGTAGCACTGTAACTGGAATGAATCCTGCAGGTATTACACCCATACCTAATACAGCACAAGAAGCACCTACCGGAGTGCCTAAACAACTAACTAGCAACGAGAAATATGTAATAAAAATTCTTACAAATGCTTTTATCTTCAACCCAAAGATGTTTGGCTCACAGAGAGAAAAATATATCTATAATAAAATAGATACAATTAAAAACATGGTAAATGTACCTGTTTCAAAAGTAATTAATAATATAAAGCAAATTATATCATTAGATAGAAGTCTGAGAGTAGAGTCGAAAACTCTCAATTTACTCAATAAATATATGATATTTATTGAACAGTCTGCTGATGCAACAGAACCACAATCTGATACAAGTAAAATAGCACCTAGTGCAGATACTAAGCTCGAGACACCACCAGGTAGTAATTCAGAAAATGACCTCGACCTATCAGAGGTTTTTAATTCGCTCTATAAAGAGTTAATTATGAAAGCTCTTAAACACCCACCTACTGATGAAGAGTTAATGATAATTAAACCTATTGTAAATGAATATGCAGATATTGATCCAGAAAAAATAGTAGAAGCTATTCAGAGCATTTTAGCACAATCACTTGAAGACAAAGAAGTAGAAGATAATTTAAGTAATGTCTAAGAGAGCTACAAAAAATTTATACGGAAAAATTTAGTGAGAGGTGGTAGTAAAGCAGATATTACACAGAGTAAGGCTAATATAACAAAAATTAATACTAGTACCCCGGAAATAAAAAACATTCTATCTCAGTATGATTAACTTTTACAAATACTTTAACATTCTCCAAGAAGGTGGTAATGTTTTTAAACAACATCCTACGCAGCGTATAAGCTTAGTAGACATAAAGCCAACTGTAGATTTTCTATCCAAAATAGTAGGGGTAAATTTAAACAATAACCTATTAGGTAGTACAGGCAAAAGAGAGACATCAGGAGATTTAGATATAGCTATTAACGAGCTTAAAATGTCTAAGGTACGGTTATACGATATTCTTGCCAATTGGTGTATGGAACGTAACTTAAATCCAAAAGATTATATTGCAAAATCAGGTATAAGTGTTCATTTCAAAACACCCATATACAACAAAGACGGTGAATATGTACAAACAGATTTCATGTTTGTACCCGATATTAATTTTGCAAAATTTGCACTAGCTAACGACGAACCCTTCCCGCTTAAGGGAGCGTATAGAAGTGTAGTTATGGCTAACTTGGCTAAAAATTTAAATTTAAGGTGGAGTGGCTTAAAAGGTATTACAGATCGTCAAACAGGTAGTACTATTGAAAATACAAATCCAGATAGAGTGTCACAAATTTTGCTGGGTGATTCTAGCGCACGTGCTAGAAACCTCATCAATATAAAATCTATAATAGCATTTCTACTCAAAAAATATAAGGATATTAACATAATAATGTCACTCCTTAATGAAGCAAGACAGACTATTAGCAAGGACGGTATAGATATTTTTAGTGGTAATGAGATTGTGAAAGAAAGCGCTGATTCGACAGGTAAAAGAATAGGAGTGCAACACTTATATTCAGAATATAAACCGAATCAGTATTCAATGGATTTTGAAAACTTCACCAAACTTATTGATGCATTAGAGCAAACAAATGGCGTAATACAACCAGGTAATTCAAGTATATCAGAAAAAGCTGATGGGATGTCAGTTAAGTTCGGCATTACTCCGCAAAATAAATTCTTTTTACAGGGTAGCTATTCAGGGCCTGTTGTTGATGGTGTTTTTAAGGATAAAATAATGCATGAACCCACCAGAAAGGCTTTCGAAGAAAACTTCTCTAAGATTAAAAAACTTGTATATAAAACACTGTTGAGATATAAAAAGGACTTAAAAATTGATGGTATTAGAGTACAGGCAGAATGGCTTTACTCACCGTTTGCACTAACACGTGAAGAGCTTCCGGGTATTGTATACTTTGTTGCAACAAATTATGAGAGAGACAAGCTAGGTGTATGGTCGACTTTTCCTATTATTTCTGTAACAGATTATAATGGCCAGGAGCTTTCTTCAGAATTGGTGGAAGGTATAACGAGAAGTTTAACCGATCTATCGGATAGTAATGTTAAATTTATACCTCTCGGCATTGATGTGTTTGATCCAATAAATTTAAAATACGAAACAGAAAATGCAGCTCAGGAGATTAAAACCTTCGTGGCTCAAAACCCAAATTACGAAGAAGTTCTTTACAACGCCTCGAGAAAGCGTGACGATCAAGCAGCTAAAAAAGACATGAGGTCTCATTTAATAAGGGTACTATTACCGTATCAGCGCAGGATGCACACAAAAATACTTCGTAAGTTAGGAAAACTAGCAGGGAAGCTAGGTGATTATGAAGGCTTAGTTATAAAGATTTCACAACCAACAGATACATTTATCTTTAAGGTTATATCCCCAACTTTCCATAAAAATAAAGGTCGTATATGAAAAGTTTTAAAATATTCTTTGAGCAGAAAAAAGAAACAGTGGCTGTCTTCCCTGGAGGCTTCAAACCACCCACCAAGGGACATTTTGAAGCACTAAACGAATTATTAAAAAAAGCAGATAAGGGTGTTGTATTTATAGGTAAAAGCCCTCGTGATGGTATAGATCAGGAAACGTCATATTTGATATGGAGTATATATGTACCTTATCTATCAAGACCTGTAGAAGTGTATAAGAGTCCGGTTACACCGTTAAATTCTACTTATGATTATGCTCTAGATAATCCTAACTTAAATATTATTGTTGGTGCTGGCCCGGAAGATAGTGCAAGATATAATTCTTTCCGTAAAAACCCTGAAAAATACCCCAATGTATATATAGTGGATATACCTCTAAGTGGAGAGGGTGTACGTGGAACTACAACAAGAGAAAAAATAATATCTAAAGACCCCACTTCAATAGATTTCTTTGTACCGGAAATTATTAATCAAACTGATAAAGAAAGAATTAAGAAGATACTAGGTATAACATAAATATTAACATGTCAAAGAGAGAAGATTTAAAGATGCTAGCAGAAGCATATGGTAATGTAGGTGGTACGCCACTATCACCTACTAGTATGTTAGGCGGTAAACCAGTAATGATAACGATGGATTTACCTGGTGCAGAGATCGATCACGAAGGTCATGAATCACATGAAGAAGAACATGCAGAGCATGCAGGTGAAAACGACCCCAGTGAAATAGAAATGGCATCAGCTGAACTTCATAAGCTCGCTGAATATGCTCCTAAATTAAAGGAAATGGTACAGCAGATGTCTGGATTAGAGGGGTGGGTATCTTCAAAAATTACAAAGGCGTCCGATTATATTTCTTCTGTTTATCACTGGATGGAGTTCAAACAACACGAAGGTGAAGGTACAGATTGTTGCCATCATGAGGAGGAGGATATGTATAATGCGGGTCATGAAGATGTAGGTTGTTCTTATGCAAAACAAGGCTGTACTTGCGGAGGTTGCCCAGATTGTCATTAATGAAAAGTTTTAAGAAATTCTTTGAAGCGACAGTTATAGGCCTTATTGAAAAAATAGAGCTCGCTGGAGTCGGATCTCTCGAGGCAAAAATTGACTCTGGTAATGGAGCTTACAACGTGTTACACGGCGATGATATTGCAAAGCAAGGCAATAAGGTTACCTTTACAACGGTCGGCGGTAAGCGAATCATTAAAGACGTTCATGATACTATTAACATTAATGTAGGTGCAGGTCACGTAGAGGAAAGACCTGTTGTTTCATTTAGAATGAAATTTGCTGGAACAGAGTTCGATAATATACCTTTTAGTATTGGTAATAGATCGCAGAATGAGTATAAAGTACTTATAGGTAAAGATTTTATTAAGCAGCTTGACGCGCTAATTGATGTATCTTCAAATCATATTGCTGATGATCAGATCGAGATTAACTATACCAACTAGGTATTTCTCTTTTTGTCCAGGCAGCAAAACTTTTATCGTGTATTATATAAGCTCTATATTGCTCTACTACCGGTAAGCTGTCAAAATTAGTAATAATTTTACGACAAATGCAATCACTTTTTATAGCTACAGCAAAAGGAGTTAATGAAGTTTTTTCAATAAAAGTATTATGTAAATTTTTACTACACCATCCGATAAATTCTTTTGTGAAATGCTCAGTCGAATTAGGCCACCTATACATTCTTTCTTCAAACTGCTCAAGAGTGTGATTTACTAACCACATAAAATTTTCTTTTGACTCTCGCGCCCATATAGAACATTGATGCTTTGAATACCCTTTACCAGATTTACGAGACTTACCAGTTTTGGTTTTTGGAGTAGAGGGGTGATCTAAAACCTCTTGAGGAAACGCATGAGCTAACATAATAGCTCCTTCAATTTGCATTTTAGACCGTACATGCTTATCACAAAGATCCCGTGCGGCTAACACGGGATCTTCATTAGTAATAAAAATATTCATACAGAAGTATGACTAAGTTCCTATTTAGAGGCCATATCAATAAACTTATAGAACTCCGTCCGTGTCTTTTCATCTTCCATAAAATCACCTGTTAGCTTTGATGTAATCATATAACAGCCTTCATGCTTTACACCGCGGTGACATGCACATGTATGTTGAGCTTTAACAACTACGGCTACTCCGCGATTTTTTTCACATACCTGATCAATAGCTTCTGCAATTTGTTTGGTAAGACCTTCCTGAATTTGAGGTCTACGTGCATAGAATTCAACTATACGATTAAGCTTACTAAGTCCGATAACCTTACCATCGAGAGAAGGAATATATGCTACATGAGCTACACCTGTAAAAGCAAGGTGATGGTGTGAGCAGAGGGATTTGACAGGTATATTACATTGTGCTATAACCCCGTCATAACCATCAGTAGGAAACGCTGTCACCGTCGGTGGGTTATTATAGCACCCCGATGCGATATCATTAACAAAAGCTTTCGCTACTCGCATCGGTGTATTAGAGGAGTTTGGATCGTTTCTCCAATCAAAGCCTAATGCGTCTAGATACTTTTCATAAGCTTTTGCAGCGCGTTTAATTATATTTTGTTTTTCTTTATCTGTTCTAGGTGCATTGCCATTAGCGTTAGGTAGCTTTACCGCTTCACCTTGTAGGTCTTGTTCTTCAAAATCATCCATAAGCTAAATATAATACTAAATATTTCATTTTCTACTATAAATATGTACATGGGTCACATAACACAAAAGGATCTTTTATTAGAGACTGGGTTTTTAGATCGAATTAGAGGTGGTGCTGCTGCAGCAAAAGCAGCTATTACAGCCTTTGCTCCCGAAATAACAGAACCTTTAGCAGCAGTCGCAAGTCCGTTTATCAAAACCTATAGCGCGTATAAAAGTCAACAACCTGCTAGTGTTTTAGAGCAATATCTTGGGTATAATACTGATATAGAACTAGTTAAAATTATTGACCAAAAACAAAAACCCGCTAACCCTAAAAAATCCTGGTTTAGAGAGTTAGTCGGTCCTAAAAACGTAACACTTATAACCTTTACAGCATATGTATATGAGCGTGGTGGAGACCGTAGATACAAACAATACGGAGAAGCAGCGGGATCGTTAGTAAAGCCATTTATACCCATTGGACGTGAAATAGTTAAACGTAAAATACGTAAAGTTAAAAAGCAGGGCGACGCTGAAGATACACCTTCTAAAACCGAAGAAACAACGCCGCTTGCGACCCTAACAGCAGAAGTTTTTAGAACAGCCAAGGGGCTACAGATAGGTGAGATATATGATACAAAGACGGGGTATGTATATCATTCAAGTGCAAGTAAAACGGGACGATTGCCTGTATTTAATGAGCTTGTACGTAGGTATAGAGATAATAAAGCAAATGGCTATCCCGTTAAAAATATTATCGCTTTTTTAACAAGAGAGATTCGATTAAATGACAGGTCTGCAAGAAATGTACTACCTAATGCTAAAAACTTACAGGATTTAATAAGCAAAGCAACGGGTGTAAATATAGTTGATATAAACACGGTAATACCTGATAATCAAATAGATAAACTAAAAAGCGTCCTAGTTCCACTGTATGTAGAATCTAACGTACCTATAACAGGCAAAACACAGAAACAACTATTAGAAGAAACTTTATTACTTTCTCGCAGTTGAAAAATATTTATATGGTGCCTATACTATATAAATTATGAGTAAGTATGAATCAACAAAAATTATTGAATTAGGATCATGTGCGTTTCGCCAATGGAGGGCTTCGCATTCACATTGTAAATTCCTTCACGGTTATCAACTTAAAGCTAAGCTCTGGTTTGGAGCTTCATCTCTTGATGATAAAAACTGGTGTGTAGATTTTGGAGGACTAAAAGATCTTAAAGATAAACTTAAGCATATTTTTGATCATACTACAACTGTTGCAGCAGATGATCCTGAATTACCTGTTTTTGAAGATCTCGATAAGCGAGGAATTATTCAATTAAGAGTCTTAGAAAAGGGTGTAGGTATTGAGCGAGTTGCCGAAACGGTTTTTAGTGTTGCAAATAATTTTATTAAAAATCACACCAACGATAGATGCTGGGTGGAAAAGGTTGAAGTGTTTGAACACGAAGAAAATTCCGCTACTTACACAGAAAAAAAATGCTGCTTAACAAAACCAAGCACACAACCACTTAATAGCAAAGTACATGAAGAGGTTAACATTACTACAAATAATGTAAGTCCATCGATAGATATTGGGCATGTATCCGCTAACGCTGCACACGTAGGCTCAAACGTTACATCCGGTAAAGGTAACTGGTTTTCTGGTACTAGCTGGGGTTAATGTTTAGCTTCTAAAACATCAACAATAAATCGTAGAATTTTACTTCTTACGATTTCTGCTTCACCAAATTTAAATGCGTAGATTTCATTATCTACGCATTTTTCATTATTAAAACGTTTAAATATTTCCTCATATCCTGAAGCTTTACCAATATCAGATTGTTTTAAATCTCCACAAACAATATATTTTGTATTCTTACCAAAACGCGTTAATATTGTTACAAGCTCACCCTTGGTTAGATTTTGCGCTTCGTCAACTATTACAACACTATCGTTGAATGTAAGTCCTCTAACAAAGTTAACAGGCACTGCATGTATAATGTTACTAGACTGTAGTAACCCGCATGTACTATCATCGGTAACCTCTCTAACCTTTTCAATTAAAGGCATTGCGTAAGGTAAGAATTTATCATCTACCTCACCTGGAAGTGCACCAATAGATCTTGACGCAGACTCAATAACAGATCTAATGTAGGTAATACCTCGTGTCTTTTGATCTTTTATAAGCTCTAACCCGGCAAGTACGGCAATATATGACTTTGCACTACCCGCTGGACCATCAACAAAGACCATATTAGTCTCTTCACGCTTTATACACTCATAAAACGCTTTGTGGTTGGTGTTGAAGTAGAAGGGCTTTTTAATTTTAAAATTAAAAAGCCAGTTTTTTTGGATAGAATCTTCGATATCTACTAATTCATCCAAACCTGCATTTTTACGCTTACGCGTAGGGGACTTGTGAGTCATGCATTAGTATTTATTCAAAAACACTTGATTCTGTCGGGAACTATATCATAATATATTATATATGAGCGTAGATTGTGATACAGAGACTATCTTTTTGAGTGATGATCTTATCTTTTACACACTAGAAGGTGAAGGAGAATATATTGGTCAACCATCTGTTTTTATGAGGATGTCCATGTGTAATTTGAGTTGCTCCGGGTTTGCGTCAAAAGATTCTCCTAATGGTTGTGATTCGTTTATTTCTTGGTCAGTAAAGAATAAGAAGTCATTTAATGAAATCTTCGAACTCATGGCGACCGGTAATCACGTCACTCACTTGCGTGAGGGTGCTATTTGGAAGCTAACTGGTGGTGAGCCTATGATTCAGCAGAAACAATTGCTTAAATTTGTTGAGGCGTTTAGAGATCGATATAATTTTATACCTCGTATTGACTTCGAAACCAATGCTACATTAATGCCCGATGAGCGATGGGTTACAGAATTTAATGCTACTTTTACTACCTCACCTAAACTTACCACTAACGGCGATCCAGAGGAAAAGACCTATAAGCCAGAAGTACTGAAATGGCATAAAGATCATAACTCTGGATTCAAATTTGTAATTAGCAGATCAGAAGACATTGAAGAAATCTGGCGTAAATATGTAAACGATAAGGAAAATATTAACGTACCGCTTAGTCGTGTATGGTTTATGCCATGTTGCGGGTCACGCGAAGAGCATATTGAGAAAGCTCCAGCTGTTGCAGAATACGCTAAAGCAATGCATGTTAACTTCAGTCCGAGACTTCATCTTCTTCTCTGGAATATGGCACTTAAAGTCTGATGAAAACATACAAGACCTTAGTACTTAATAAGTATTATTTTCCTGTTGCTGTTGAGGGAGTGCAGAAGACATTCGGAAATATATTTTCCGGTGCAGTAATACCTTTAGATATAACTTACGAAGAGGGAGATGATGCTAGTGTAAACTTAGAGAATGTAGAATACTTTACTACAGTTCCTAGGGTTAAGGATTGGCTATCTTTACCAATAAGACCTTATGATGATTACTTACATACTGCTAGAGGACCTGTAAGAATCCCTCAGGTAGTAATCTGCACTAACTTCGATAGAGTTATTTTTAATCGTGTACAATTTCCTACTAAGCATAATATATATAAGAGAGATAATTACACATGCGTGTATACAGGTAAAAAATTAACCAAAGAGCAACTTAGTGTTGATCATGTTGTACCGAAAAGTAAGGGGGGTAAAGATACCTGGGAAAATTTAGTCACATGTGACAGACTTTTAAATTCAAAGAAAAGTAACAAATATTTAAGCGAAGTAGGTCTTAAATTAAGATATAGACCGTATAAGCCAAATAACGGACTTACTTTTGATATATACAAAGATGAGTGGTCTTCTTTCTTGAAAAATTGCTAACCCATAATATATAATATTATGCGCATAGCTTTTTCAGGTACAGCAAACACCGGTAAGACGACACTTATAAAAAACTTTTTAACGGTATGGTCAAAATACACCACACCTGAAAAGACCTACCGAGATATTATTATAGAAAAAAGTTTACCACACTCTTCTTCAACTACAACTAGTACACAGTGGGATATACTTAATTTTATGATTGATCAACTTCAATCATATGATAAAAAATCTAAAGTAGTTTTTGATAGATGCCCACTTGACAATCTAGTATATACATTATGGGCGCATGAAAAAGGTATCGATGGATTCGATAAGAAATATGTTGATAAATGTATCACTTTAACCAAAGAATCAATGAGACATTTAGATATCATATTCTTACTTGAATATGATAGTTCAATAAAGATACAAGAAGATACTTTAAGAGACACTAATGTAGAGTATATAAAGGAAATAGATAATATATTTAAAGCTCTCTTTGCACAATACGAGCAAAATTACGATGCTGATGTCTTCTTCCCTAAAGATGATTCGCCAGGTGTAATAAAACTACCCGGTAATCCACAAAGACGTATAGATATAATATCCGAGTACATTAATGAAGATGGCGAACTGTATGGTGATGAGCATTCTTTATTTAATCCAGAAAAACTCGACGAGCTTGAAGCTCTCGTTAAACAACAAAAAGCTGCTCTCGAACAAGAGGAGCATGAAAAGGAGTTATACAAAAAATTCGGACTGATATAGTTGATTTTTTTTATAGTATTGTAAATAAATTTATGGTATGTTAGAGAGGGTAGGAATAGGTATTGTTACACGTAATAGGTTAAATTTTATTAATTCTTTAATAAATAGCCTTACTTCCTGCAATTATATAAGTGATTTAGTAGTTATAAATGATTCTGAGACAGACTTACACATCACCGGTGTACATGTTATTAACAATGGTAAAAATATTGGTGTAGGAAAATCTAAGAACAAGGCTATGCAATATCTCCTTGAGGGTAAGAGTGATTATATTTTTATACTAGAGGATGATCTACAAATAATTGATACAGATATATTTCATAGATATATTGAAGCATCAAAAGTAACAGGTATACAACATTTTAATTACGGGCCAGGTACGCCTTTTAATCGCAAGCAAAATACACATTTTGATTTATACAACAGAAACGAACTCGATACTTTTTCGCAACCAGCGCCGAAAATAACTGTAGAATATAATGATAGTGTATCTATAGATCTATATGAACACTGCGCAGGTGTACTAAGTTTTTTCACATCAACTATCTTAAATGAAGTAGGTTTACATGATGAGGCGTTTTATAATGCATGGGAGCATGTAGATCATACACTACGTATTATTAACCATCGCGCACATCCACCATTTTGGTGGTTTGCAGATATAACAGATAGTTATAAATTTCTAACTGTACAAGAAGACTCAATTAATAAAAGTGTAACAGCTGAAAACAAGGAAGAGTGGTTCGCTAATATTCATAGAGGCCGCGAGACTTATAAAACAAAGCATGGCTTCTACCCGAATATGTGTCCTTTATCTACTAAGGTAGAAGTCATCGAGGCACTAAAGTATATAAAATCAAAATGGACGATCTAACATTAATCTCCTGCTCATTCAACACACCAACCATAACGCTAACTATGCTTAGATCGTGGGTGTCAACACACAGCAATGTACAGAAAGCTATTATATGTGATAATTCTACTAATGAAGAGACTTCTAAATTATTAAACGAACACAATATACCTTATTTTACCGACCCTGGTGGTACACACGGTTGCGGTGTAAACAAGTTAATAGAAAAATGTACTACAAAATATGCCCTTCTAGTAGATACGGATATAATTTTTTTAAAAAATCATACAAGTATTTTTCAAAAATTTAAGGAAATGGACCTCACTCTAATGGGCAAAGTAGAGGGAGATAGAGGCGGTAAATTGATACACAATCGTGTTAATCCATGGCATTGTTTTATCAACGTAGATCATATTAAAGAAAAAAATATTATCTTCTTTGATGAAGGTCGTATGCGAGAGAGCTTTAAGACAAGCAAGATCTATGACATAGGATCCACCTTTCTTGAAGACATTAAAAGCAATAAGTTAAAAATTGGCGATATAGATCTAAGTACCAACTACTATTATCATCTTGAAGGTATGAGCTGGTATAAAAACAAATACAGCAATGCTAATGGCGATACGGGTATAGATTTCGGCGGTACTCACGACAATTATCAATATGTAGAATTATTCAATAGCAAATATACAATTTTTGAAAGCATTGCTAGCAAGTATGAAGGTTATAATATTAAAAATATGTATATATGAATACAGATAACTTAACATTTATTATACACATACGGAAGGATACAGAGGAGCGAAAGAAAAACGCTAATATTGTTATACCGTACTATAAAACAATAGCCCCTAACTCTAAATTCATAGTCGTAGAAGATGATACGAAAAAAGAATTTGAATACCTTGCAGATCATAACAATATACAATATATACACACTAATAATAATCAAAACTATAATAAATGTAAATCGTATAATATAGGCCTAACGCACGCAACAACGGAGATTGTTTGCTTTCTCGATATAGATTGCATCATAAGCAAGCAGAATCTATATAAGGCTCTTGAAACAGTATTAAAGAGTGACTGTGTAAGTATAGGTTATAATGGAATATCAATATATTTGAGTT